TTCGTTACCACAGCGTAAGCCATACTCAACCACAAGCATCTTCTTATCAGAGTCACCGTCTTTCGCGATGTCTACTGTTTGGAAGTCACGTAAGTAGTCTACTGACCACATATCATGGTCTAGCATAAGAGCTGTATTAGCTGGCAAGTATCTATCCAACACTACATTGAAAGTACCAAAGTCTGATACATAGACATCAACCGAGTTGTAGACTGACTTATTGTCATCCACTACTGATTGCGTCTGTGAAGCACGACCGCTCATTCCAGTAATAAGCTTCTTAGCAGCAGCACCGACCAACAAAGTTGATGGGTCGCCACCTTGAGTCCAAGCAGCTTCAGCAGCATCAGTGATGTCAGCATCATTAAATACTCCAGCATTATCTGCTACAGCTACTGTATTAGTAGTAATGAAAGCAGAAGCACCTCTAGTAGTACGAGCTGCTGAGGCAGTACCAGCAGAAGATGCAGTAGCACTTAACAGCGCAAGCTCCATATCTCTTTTCAGTTCTTTAGATGCCTTAGCTAGTTGGTACGCCATCTCTGACTTCTTACCTGCTTTGTCTACTGCTTCGCCAGAACCAGTAACGTCCACTGTTTTAGTAGAGATTTGAGTTTGGTTGGTAACACGTACTGTGTCATCCATGTCAGCAGCTCCTGCTGCTGCACCCTCAACCCTAGCGTTTGCTGCTGCAGCCGCCAACGAATCAGTCTGCCACTCAAACAGTGTATTAGAGACAGAGCCTTTCTTCGTAATTGAAGACAGGAACGGAGTCTCTGTTGGAGAGATGTCGTAGATTACATTTGATAAATCTTCTCTTTGGCTATTAACCGTGTTGTATGTATTTTGCGTAGTTGCCATTGTTATTTCCTTATATTATAACATATCGTAAAAGATGGAAGCGGCATCATCTTGCTTACCTGACTTCCTTAACCTTGCACGCTTCTTTTTAACGGCTTCTGAATTAACATCTTCTTGAGATTTACCTCTTCCGGACTTCTGGACTTTAGGAACTTTCTTGACTGCCTTCTTCTTAGGAGCAACTTTCTTAGTAAGCCTGTCAAACTCCATAGCTTTCTTAAGTATAAGAACACTACGGTGGTCTACTAGTTGTTCAATCTCCTGTTGTTGAAAACCAACAGATGTTGCATATTTACGTATGTCATCTTTGATTGTGGAGTCTTTATCTTTCCATTCAGGAATTGCATCAGTCAGTCTTGTATACTCTTTTTGAACAAACTCAGCTCGCGCTTTATGGGCTTGCTCTTGTTGTTCCTGTTGAATATAGTGCTGTTGTTCTGATACGTTCTTTACTTTTTCCTGTGCGTCTCTGAACTCGTCCTTCTTAAGCATATATTGATAAGGGTCTTCTTCTTTTAAAGAATTCCAATCAACGCTCTCAAACTCAGATAGTTTATCATTTTGTTGCTCTTGCAACAGTTGTAAACCGTTTGCGTACATTTGCCTTTCTTGCTCTAGCTGCTGGCGCTCGGACTGGATGTTCTCCGTCTCCTTACGTTGCTCTGCTAGTGCTTGGGACTTACGAGTATAGTCAGCCTGTCTCTGGTATCCGTTTCTTAGCTCTTCGATTGAAACTTCCAACTCCTCGCCATCCACCTTAATGGTGTACTTGAGGTCATCTTCGTTTACTATCTCAAACTCTTCATCAGATTCCTGTTCCTCTTCAGATGTTTCTTCTTCAGATTCTTCGACCTCTTCTTCAGCTTGTCCTTCCGGGGCTTCTTCTTCAGTCTCTTCGGCTTCCTGTGTTTCCTCCACTACTTCCTCGTCACTCTCAGTAGTTTCGGCTACCTCGTCTGTAGGTTGCTCTTCCGAGTTCCACATATTAAGGATTTCATTTGCTGCTTCTTCAGCAGAACCTTCTTTTGTTCTTGCGAACGTGTCATTAACTTCTTGGGTGTTCTCTGCAGAATCCATTAGTTACTCCTCTCACTTAGTTTAATTTAGTTTTGCTTCAGCCCTTCTCGCTGTGTTCAGCAAACTTTCCTGTTGTTAGAACTGACTCAACATATTGTTCAATTAGTTCTACAGCTTTGATGGCCATGTAATAACCATCTCTTTCATTGGCTTCTTCATACTCTGTATTCAGTAACCTATTAACCAATTCTTTACGCACCTTTATAAAAGCTTCTGTGTAAAGCGGGTTGTTTAATAAATCTTTAGCCTGTTGTCCTCTCTTTAGGTCTTCCCTCTTGCTCCCCATACCTCTCCTTAACCGTTACCGATTTTAACCGGCCTCTCTTGTTCTCTTTCTAAAATTAATTCTTGTTGCTTAAGCGCCAAGTCAGCCTTCTTAATCTCAAGCTCTTGTGCTTTAATCTGCATCTCTACCCTAGACTCTTCAGCCTTAAGGCTTAGTTCTTGTTGCTTAAGCTGCGACTCTAGCTGCATCTCTTGTTGTCTCAAAGCAGCCTCTTGCTGCATCTTTTGCAACTTAAGTTTAAGCTCTTCTGCTTTAAGCTGCATCTCTGCTTGTTTAGCTTGGTCTTCTGGACTAGGACCTTGTTGTTGTGGCATAGGAGCATCACCCGGGTCTGTAATAAAGTCATCTACATTCTTCATTCCCATTGCTCTTACTTGCTCAGCTACTAAGTTATAAATATTCTTAGGTTTGATAAGCATACCACTTACTGGGTGTTGTGCAACCATTTGCATTGTCTGCGCTAACCTTCCTAGGTGCATAAGGTTCATGTCCTTATTACCAAAACCAAGGCCTACTTGTGCAGTACAGTCAGCTTTCTCTCTCCAATCTGCAGGGTACAGTGTAACCCACTTATTGTTTAGACGTACAATCTTCTCAGGCTTCTCATATTTCTGTACTAGCTGGTAAACAGACTTAGCCAAGTCTTTCACACCTGTCTCAGCAAACACACGAGCAATGAGTTCAATCTTTTGCTGGGCAGCAGACATAACTTGTCCAACACCTGTTGCTGTTTGATGTGACTTAAGGCCGCCTTCACTCAGTCCCATGCTATTCTTACTAACGCCTGTTCGTTCCTCACGGATACTGTCCAAGTAACCTAGCATGTTGAACGAATTAGCATCTAACTGTGGAGTATTTAAAGGACTAACAGCGCCTTGTGAGCGCACTCTTACAATACCACCCGGCCTAGCTGTCATCAGGTCATCTAAGTTTGCTTGTCCCTCTACTACTTCATAACGCCCGTTGTTTGTTAGGTACATATTATCTAACAAGTTACGCATTAAAGTAGTCTTAATTAGTTGAAGGTCAGAGATGATGTCATAGACACTCAGACCATAGAACTTATGAGGCATTGGGATAGGTGTAAGGGAGGAGAAGGGAACACTATCCACGGCCTCATTATCCAACAGTTCATTTCCAACCTTCGTTATTTTTCTTAACTCGTCAATACCATCATTATCAAAGTCTACACGCACATAGCATTCTGTAACCCAAACACCATCATCAACATCTTCAGGTGTTGTGTTCTGCTCGTGACTGAAACGCGCTAGTCTTTCTGACGTGAAATCAGCCTCGTGTGCACCAAAGGCACGTTCAATCTTGGCTTTAGAATGGCCTTGTTGTAGTAGCTCAGACTTAGTACGCTTGACCCTGTGCGCAACAAACCTAGCATCTTCAATTGTTTTTGCATATTTATTAATTAAGAATTCTTCAGGAGGCACGTTCTCAATTCTTACTTGACCGTCCTCGTATGTTCTGTTTACAACCACATCATGTAATACTTGTTGTGGTACTAGTGATAATACATCTCCCTCTTCACCACTATTTACTGTATGTTCTTTTACTTCTACATTGTCATCAGCTAGAAGAGCAAAGAACTCTTCCTCAGTAAGGTTTTTGTATTCCTCTCTAAGTACTTCAGTAGTATCATCCCAGTACTGCTTTACAATACCATTCTTCTGTAGTAGTGCATCCTTGAACCAGTTATATATAATACTGAATCCCGGGTTCTGGCGCATCATTACATAATTTGTGTAATCTGTAGCTTGTTCTGCGGATTCCATGTCCTCTGGGCCTTGTGGCTCAAACTTCACTACCTTATCACCACCTGTGAATATCTTCATCAGGCTTGGCATAATCCATTCTATTACATCAGCTACATCTCTAGTGACAATCTTAGAGCGACCTTCTTGTTCGTTACCATATTCTTTACCATAGTACCTGTCAAGAGCGTCGGCTCTTTGTTGTGAGAGCTTGCCTTCACTGTGTCCTAGAGCAGAGGTAATTTCCCCTTCTAGGTGTGCAGCCAGTTCTCTCTTTGTCATCTTTGCCATAAATTATTTACCTTTATTAATAGGGTATTTGGTTGTGTCCTTGGCTTGGGGCTGATTCTGGACCAATTTCATTATGTCCTTAATATCCTTAATATCCTTAGCCATCTCTTCAATCTTTCTAGTCAACCAATGTGGGTTAATACTCATATCCTCTCCTTATACTATCCAATCTAAATTCTGCTTTGGGAGTTCCCGTCCCCATACACTGTCTGCGCCTGTGAATACTACATCTGTTACACACAAGTAACGGAAGGCATCTGAGGCATGAGAAGTCCAGTCGTGTACTGGCTTCTGCGACCAAATCTTTTTCTTGTCATTGTAACTACTACGGTATTGGAGTAAAGCTTCTAGACCTTTTGTTGTCTTTTCTTCATCAAACCAACACTTGTTTAACGTAGTTCTAGTAGTCTCAATACCATCCATAACACGTAGTTTAGGTGCTACTTGAAAGTCTATACCTAAACTAAAAGCAAGGTCCTTGCGTGACTTACCGGTAGAAAACTCCCTAACGACAATATCGTGTGGTGCAATATGAGCACCGTAGCGATAACCTTTTGCGTTGAGGACATCGATATAATGTGGTAAACCTTCTCCTGAACTTTCATAATAATCTATTATGTTAATTGCTTTGCCGTCAAACTGTGCAAACCAAATAGCAGTAGCGTCTGCTACTCCCAAGTCCCACGATGTAACAACCTGTTTACTAGGGTCATAAGGTACTTTACCAACCCTTTCGCCCTCGTAAGCAGCCTCAATCTCTTTAGCATAATAAGCCCCTCTAAGAGCAGCAGACCAAGAACACTCATACTCTTGTTCGTACTCAGTTTCTGCCATATCCTGTTGCGCAAGTTCAAGCTCTTCATCGTCTAATATTCCTGTTTCACTTGCTTTGAACAAGAACCTTGCCCATCCCTTCTTATCGGGCGCAGTGTGATATAAATCATAAAATTCGTTCTTACCTTTGGGTGTACCAATAAATATTGCGTACCCCTTTCTGTCTGACAGTGCAGGTCTTATTACCTCACTGTACATCTTAGGGTTCATCTGGGCATACTCGTCTAAGATGACACCATCCAAATAAATTCCCCTAAGGGTGTCTGGATTATCTGCACCATATAACTGTATCCTAGCACCTAGGAAGTCAGCTCTTAGCTCTGCCTCGTTAAACTTAACATCAGGAAAGCTGCCACATAATCTCTTTAACTCATCCCAAGCAACGGTCTTAGCTTGCTTGAATAAAGGCGCTAAGTAAGCATACCTAGGCGCTCTCTTACCAGACTGGATGTCCTCTACACTGCTCTTAATAAGCTCATTAATAGCAAATACAGTCTTACCAAACCGCCTGTGACATACAACAACATTGAATCTAGCCAAGTTTGTATGTAAATGTTTCTGTAATTCCCTAGGTGTATAGGGTATTACTATACTGCGTCTCCCCTCTTCCATACACTTCTTTCCCTTTAATACGTCTTTCTAGTGTAGCTTGTCTTTCTCTTCCCTTCCGTTAGCGTCAGCTATATCAGTAGCATCATTAGCCCATTGTATGTCAAAGTTCCTGTCTTCAACCACAACGTGTTGTTTAGTGTTCCAACCACATTGGGTCTTAAGCCAGAATGCTGTCATACTTGGACTGTCTCCGGATACTGCCATTTCATAGGCTACTCCTGCTACTCTGGCTGACCTCTTTTCTTTACCAATTGTAAGGTTATGCTGAAAGTACTTTGTAAGGGTAGCATTACTAATACCCATTACCTTTGCTATTGTGTGCTGGTCAAGCCCAATAGTTACCATTTCCTCTACCTTACTAT